ATGCTTTTATGGTAAATCGTGGTCTATCTTATTTTCCTGACACGGTTATATATGCGAACGAGATGAATAAGTTCCACCATCTTGATAACCGTCTCCAATACTTATTTCTTATAAATATTACTAGAAAACGAAATAGGTTTTCTAAGTGGAATAAGTCTATTGAATCTGAAAATATCAATGCTATAAAAAGATATTATAATTATAGTAATGAAAAAGCTCGTGATGTACTTCCGCTTTTAAGTAACGCAAACTTGAAAACAATAAAAGGAAGAATAAATCATGGCGGAATACAACGATGAACTGGTCAATTGGAAACCAGAAATGATGTTAGAAGTTATATTAGCAGAACCAGATGATTTTCTTAAGATACGTGAAACACTTACAAGAATAGGTGTGGCGTCTAAGAAAGATAATAAATTATATCAATCATGCCACATCCTTCATAAACAAGGTAGGTATTTTATAACTCATTTTAAAGAGTTATTCTTATTAGACGGTAAGCCATCTAATCTTACAGAAAATGATTTGAAACGTAGAAACACAATTGTCAAATTAATGGATGATTGGGGATTGTTGGAAACTGTTTCGCCCGTTGGGGATACAGCAGCATTAAACCAAATTAAAATAATATCCCATAAAGATAAGCCTGACTGGGAATTATGCCCGAAATATAATATAGGAATCAAGTGAAACCTGTATAAATAAACTTGTAGGATGCCGTAAGGGCCTACATTAACCGTGGCATGAAGCCACACTTTTAACCTTGCTATTTAATAGGAGGACATTATGTCAAACTTAGCATTTAGAAACTTTCCGAGGGATACCTTCCTTGGATTCGAATCACTTTTTAATACATTAGAAGCATTGCCTGCGAGGCAAATGGATGTGGCACGTGGTGCTGGCTACCCACCTTATAATGTTATTAAACGTGATGATGGTCATTTTTTAATTGAAATCGCTGTTGCAGGATTTTCAAAAGAGGATATAGATTTAACTCTTGAAAAACAAGTCTTAACAATTTCCGGTAAGAAACATTCCGGAACAGATATAAGAGATTACACACATCGTGGTATTTCAACAAGAGCGTTTGAGCGTTCATTTACTTTAAGCGACACACTAAAAGTTGTTGGAGCTGATATTGTAGATGGAATGCTTGTTGTAATTTTGGAGAACGATATTCCAGAAGAGGACAAGCCTCAAACAATTAATTTAGGTGACTTGCCTAAGCACGCTAAAAAGCTGTTATTAGGTTAAATTGTTAAGGAGCGTCTAACGGCGCTCCATTTTAAAGGAATATATATTATGAAAGAAAAAGAAATTAGATTAATCCGCCTCACATCAGGCGAAGAGATATTGGCAACAATATATTCAAAGAATAAAAATTATACAACTGTTATAAAACCAGTTCTTTTAATACCAAATAAAGATAAAATAGGTTTTATGCCTTATTTATCTTATAGTGATATTGATATTAATGGTTTGGAAATTAAAGAAGAACATATTATGTTTAATGTTCAACCAACAGACGAGTTGAAAAGTAATTATATACGAATGACATCTGTAGTAGCTACACCCTTAAAACCAAAAATAGTCACATAAGCTGTTTACTTTTAATACAATTTATGGTATAATATAACCATGAATAATCAAACTTTCTATACTCATGCTTTTCGTCATGGAAAGGTAATTAAATATACTGGATATGAGAATGGTAAGAAAGTAAGTTTTACTATTCCATTTAAACCACATCTATACGTTAAAGCTTCTAAAAAATCTAAATGGCATGCGCTTGATGGAACACCCGTAGAGTCAATTCCATTTGGTAGTATGAGTGAAGCTACAGAATTCGTAAAACAATATAAAGACGTTCCTAACTTTAAAATATATGGTAACACTAATTATGTTGCTCAATATATTAATGAAGAATTTCCAGGAAATATTAAATGGGATCGTAATATAATCAACGTAACTTCTCTTGATATTGAAGTAAAATTTGGAGAAGGTTTTCCAGACCCAGCACTTGCCGATCAAGAAATTACAGCAATCACACTAAAAAATAATATAGACGATGTTTATTATACATTTGGTTGTGGTGAATATGACACAGAAAAATCTTTAATGCAAACTAACGAAGTTCGATATATTAGATGTCAAACTGAAAGGGAACTACTTCACAAATTTATATTTCATATGAATCATACTTCACCTGATGTTCTTACTGGTTGGAATATAGAATTTTTTGATATACCATATCTTATAAATCGTATAGCAAAAGTTAATGGCGGTGGAAGAGAAAAAATGTTATCACCTTGGCGAATGATTGATAAACGTGAAGTACAACAACCATTTAGTACTAATACGCGTGTTAAATATGATTTAAAAGGTGTTACAATTCTTGATTATCTTGCAATATTTAAAAAGTTTGCATTTACTTATGGACCACAAGAATCTTATAAATTAGACCATATTGCTAATGTAGTTCTTGGTGAGAAGAAGCTTGACTTTGGTGAGGCCTCAGACTTAAATGAATTATATGATACAAATTATCAAAAATTTATTGATTATAACATTAAAGATGTAGAGTTGATTGATAGAATGGAAGATAAGCTTGGTCTTATTACCTTATGTTTAACTATGGCTTATAAAGGTGGAGTTAACTATGATTCAGTTCTAGGGACTGTGGCGATATGGGATTCATTAATCTATAGGGATCTCCATTCAAAACAAATAACAATACCACAAAATGAGGAATCATCAAAGGCTACATATGCCGGTGGTTATGTTAAAGAACCTCAAATAGGAATGCATAATTGGGTGTGTTCATTTGATTTAAATTCCCTATATCCTTCAATTATTATGCAATATAATATGTCACCTGAAACTATTCTTTTAAATGATGAAAAGGGTGTCAATGTTAATTCTGTTCTTGATGGTAAAATTAAAAATGTAGAATATTATACATCATTAGCTGTTAATGGTGTTCGTTTTGATACAAAAAAGCCTGGTTTATTTCCACAAATAATTCAAAAAATTTATGATGAACGTGTTGAGCATAAACAAAAACAATTAAAGGCTGAGCAAGAATTAGAATTATGTGGTAATAAATCAGAACAATATGATATTGAAAAACGTATAGCAATTTCAAAGAACCAACAATTAGCTCTTAAGATTCTTCTTAATAGTTTATATGGAGCGATAGGTAATAAATGGTTTAGATATTTTGATATTAGAATTGCTGAAGGTATTACACTCACTGGTCAAGCAACTATTCAATGGGCTGAAAAATATTTGAATGAATATCTTAATAAGACATTAAATACTGATAAAGATTATGTAGTTGCTATTGATACAGACTCAGTATATGTTTGTCTTGATGAATTTGTTAAACGTTTTAAACCTGAAAATCCTGTTAATTTTTTAGATAAATTATGTTCCACCTCATTAGAAAAAGCTCTTGAAAAAGCTTTTGATGAATTATATTATTCGCTCGGTGGTTATGAAAACAAAATGGTTATGGGACGAGAAGTAATTGCTGATAGAGGTATATGGACAGCAAAGAAAAGATATATCCTTAATGTTCACGATAATGAAGGTGTACGATATGCAAGTCCTAAATTAAAAATTATGGGTATTGAAGCTATTAAATCTTCAACTCCTGCGATATGTCGTCAAGCATTAAAGGAAATATTTAAACGAATTATTGAAACTGATGAAGAGACAGTTCAAAATGATATACAAAATTTTAAAAATGTATTTTCTCAAGCCTCAGCTGAAGAAGTATCATTTCCCCGTTCTGTTCAAAATATTCTTAAATGGAATGATAAAAAAACTATATATAAAAAGGGTACACCAATTCATGTAAGGGGAGCATTAATGCATAACCATTTAATTGATGACCAAAAGCTTCAAAGAAAAGTGGAAAAAATACATGGTGGCGATAAAGTTAAATTTACTTATTTACGAAAGCCAAATCCAACTAAAGAAAATGTAATTGCTTTTGTTGATTTTCTTCCAAAACAATTTAAACTTGAGGACTATATAGATTATAATCTTCAATTCGAAAAAACATTTATTAGTGCAATAGAACCTGTCTTAACCGCTGTTGGATGGGAAAGTGAGAAACGAATAACTTTAGATTCTTTTTTCACCTAGCTATTTACATTCAATATAAAATATGATATAATATAACAAATGGAGAAATTATGAGTGCAGACTGGGTAAATGATATAAACAAGATGCAAAATAAATTTGGTGTCCGTGAATGGATAAATTCTGCAGATTCATTTCAACTCAAAAAATATCTAGAATTCCGATTAAAATTTATTAAAGAGGAATATGATGAAACACGAGAAGCAATTATTGACGAAGATGCAGAAGAGATTGTTGATGGTCTTATTGATATTTGTGTTGTGGCTATTGGAACTTTAGATGCATTAGGTGTTAATCCCCATAAAGCATGGAACGAAATACTTGAAGCAAATATGACAAAGGAAGTTGGTGTGAAAGAATCAAGACCAAATCCTTTAGGACTTCCAGATTTAATTAAACCAAACGGATGGGAAGCACCATCACATAAAGATAATCACGGTATTATACCAGAAGCATTTATAGGAGATTAGTATGGCTGTAAAATTATCATGGAACGATTTTATTAGAACTAAAACACCAACATACGATGAGTGGATAAAAAGATATAAAGGTAAAACTGTTCATGACATTA